TTGCCGAGCGGGAAAAAGAAATATGGAATGAAAAATTTGACTGGGAAGAACAAGCATACCTAGGAGACAGAGAATTTGGAAACATAAGAACTAGTAATACAAGAGAAAGTGCAAGAACTACAGCAAAAACAATATACATGCTTATTGAGTCCCAGATAGATACTACAATACCAGACCCTATTTTTAAGCCTGTGTGCAAGGATGATGAACAAATAATAAAAGAACTTCAGGCGGAAGTTGATTATACAATACGCTGTTCTGATTTGCCAAGACAAAATACCATAACCGAGCGCGAGGTTAAAAAACACGGAGTTACAATTCGTAAGGTAATATGGAACAAAGACTATAAAGGTGCTGGATTTAAAGGAAGGCCGGAAATAATAAGCATACATCCTAAAAATATACTTTTTGCGGCAGGAACAATTGATGCAGACAAAGCAGAGGCTATATATCACGTTGAAAATTACACCCTTAGAGAATGTATTAGGAGGTATGGAGACATTGCGAATAGATTACCAGGACTTGGAGAGCAGGTTGACAGGATATATGAAGAAGTTGGAAAAGACAAAAATGACACAGGCGATGATGTTAACAAAACAATAGACGTTCACAATGTACCTGATAACTATTCAAGAAGTTCAGATGATCCTATGTCAAAATATAAAATAATAGAAAAATGGTACAAAGATGAAAATGACGACGTAGGAATGATAGCGTTTTCCGGAAGGCTTATACTTGAAAATATACCTAAGTTTTATTACAGGAGGCAATACAAAGCCGTATATGGAAACGACGGAATAGTTGCAGAGCAGGAATTTGATAGCAACGGAGATGAAATTTTACTTGAGGAAGAAAAAGTTGACAAAAATTATTCAAATAATGGTAATGTTATAGTGCAAGGAGAAACAGTTCCTTATTACATACCTAAAACAATACCTATTATAGTTCAGAACAACGTTCCGCGATCTAAGTGTCCATGGGGAATATCGGACATTGAAATAGATTATGACGCTAACGAAGCTTTAAAAAAGGCTATGTATAAATATGAGGAACGTCTTTTAAAAAGCTCTACAAAAATATTTTATAACAAAAATCAGGAGGAAGAGTCTGCAAACATTATAAACAACGAAGAAATGCAGATAGTTCCTGTAAATGACGTAAAAAATATACTTGCCGTACCTCTTCAATACAACGATGATACACTTATAGAATGGGCAAATTGGCTTGTTGATATGGAGCAAAAACAGCTTGGAATAACCCAGGTATGGCAAGG